TTGGTAACAGTCTTAATACTCTTGATAGCTTGTAATGCATGCTCAGGAATATCTTTGCTTGCCTTGACCTTAATGTTACCTTCACTATCCCACTCCATAATATCTGTTGGTTTAGTATTAGCAATACTGAGAAGCGTGTATGACACTGCTTCTCTGTTTGCTGCTAGTGTAGTAGACCGCTCCAAGTTCTTCTGCAAGGCCCTCACACCGCCGTACCCGGCTAAACTTGGAATCGGTTTATTTTTGTTTTTAGTCTCAGCCATTAGAATGGTAAGTCATCTTCTACGTCTTGCATGGAGCCAGCCTGATTCGTTGGCTGCGTATTTTGTACTGGTGCTTGCCCACCTTGGTTCGCCACAGGACGACCAATTCTGACACGCCGATACTCTGTGCCACTTTTACTCACGTTATCGTATACATCAATATAATGCTCTGTGCCATCAGGTAATAGGATCTTACCATTCCAATCTGCATGCCAATCTTCTTGTTTACGATCATTCTTAAATACTGAACCAGTACCTGGTTGTGGTTTATAATCTTCAGCCATTATTCTTCCTCACTATCTATTTCATAAATATGGACGACAGCTGCGCCACCATCCTTCGCTTCACCTCTAGCAATCTCGATGTATTCAAATTGACTATCATCATCATACACGTTAGCCTTCATTAATGCATCTAATATTGCTTTGAGAGTATTATCTAGATCAAACTTTCTTTTAGATCTAGGGTGTATCATTACACTAATTCCTAAACTGGCATCACCAAAGCTTTTAGATCCCTGTGACTTTACCACAGTAAATACTTCTTCAGTGAATTTTTTTCCAGCGGGAGAGATATATCTTCGCTTTCCCGATGCATGCCAATAGTTATTTACACTTGGCGGGTACGGCAATTCATATCTTAGTGTTGGTTTCATTTCAATCGATCCAATCTTGCATTAACATCTTTAGTTAAGTAATACTTGATTGCATCATTAATCAAACTTGCTTTTGTTTTCTCTTCACGCTTAGCTGCTGCTGCCAATAGTTCAACACTCTGTGGCGTTAAGCGGACAAGAAAAGGTTTTAGATCACTCATTATACTTCCCCTTGTAGTGGTGGTAATGGTTCATCAAACAATGGAGGTAAGATTTCAGGTAATGTTTCTGCTTCAAAACTAACCTCAGGTAATGGTGCTTTCTCCTGAATGATTAATTCTTCAACATCAAATACCTCAATGTCATTTGTTACTACTTCTTTTTTACCTGTACCTAGAATAGCAAGTATTGCTGCTACCGCTACAATTGCCATTACGGCAACAGTGAAACGATCTTGCCACTTAATATCATCTGTACTATAGTTAGTCATATAAATCTCCAACGTATTTATTGCGAACCTTTTTGGTAGGCCGTCCGCGGCTCCTTGTTTCATTCTTATGTTCTGCATCAACATCTCTCTTACACATCTCAATTATTTTTAAGTATTCACCAGCAGTAATCTCTTTCATGCCATGACCGGTAAACCCCTTAGTCATCTTCCAGTAACCATCTGGATTAGTAAACTTGTAATCCAGTGGTTGACCATCATTAAACTCTTTGATGACTATCATGTAGAATTCACGTAATGTCATTTTGTTCTTTTATAATATTCTTCACTTGCTAATCTAGCAGCTTCATACAAGGCAATACCTGATTCATATGATTCTGATACACGCAAAGCAAATAGTTTTACAAAGTCTTCACTGAGCGTTGGTATTGCTTCTTTATCTTTTTTATCTTTATTCCCCCAGATACGATCATAACCTTCATCATATTTCTTTTTATCTGTTGGTCTTGGTTTATCACCTTTACCGCCTGGTCCTACTCCATCAGTATTGGCCATAATAAAAATCACCTCTTGCCTTTCTTTTTAAGTCATTAAAGTATCGTTTTGATGCCCATTCTATTTCATGTTCTACAGCATCCATGACACTATTCTTGAGCTTGACTTTATCTTTCATCTTATAATAGTCACCTACTGTTTTTATGTTATGTCTATTTAGTGCTGTCATTTCTCTACTAGCATGCCACATTAACACTTTTAGCGGTAAGGAATCATTAACTATACCTTCAGTTTTCTTGAGATGCTCTTTTAGTTTGATAATATTTTCAAAGCGTATTATTCTTTCTATTATGTTTTTAACTGTCAATTTAGAAATCTCAAACTCTGTAGCTAAGTCTTCATAGCTTTTGCCATTATTATACATATCATACATCTTTTTATTTCTGTATTGCATGTACTCTGGACCACGACGTTCTCTAATTCTTTTGTCTCTTTTGATACGATCTTCTATAGCATGTATTTCTTTTGTTAAATCTTTTGATCTAGCTCTATAAGCTTCTTCTAAACTTTTACGCTCTGCTTTGTATTCTTCTAATAGTTTATTTAGTTCTTGATATTCTTTTTCTGGTATTGTCAATAGCTCAATCATATCTCACTTCTTTCTTAATAAAACCTTCTGGTAAGGTAATATAGTCTTCGTGTAAACACTTGACCCATTCTATTTCCTCTTCTGTATAGTATTTAGCAACATGACTATTCGCATGTGCGCAACTCTCAAAGTTACCTACATACATATAATCATTTAAGCTAGTACTAAAATAGATGACACATACAAATTCAAACATATTGTCCTCCTATAATCATAGTGTATATCTATTGTATATATATGTCAAACATTAGCTAATATAATTTCAATACTTGCAATTCAACATAAAGTATGTAACAATGTAAATACGGAGCCATTGCCCAGCTCTCCTGTCGGTAGATAGTGACCAAGGGAATAAACAGTACAACAGCCAGGACTCTCCATCATCCGGGATCCGTGTAAAGCTGAGTAGGTAGTGAGATCACTTACTTGATACTGATAAACGAGAACTATCAACACATTTTGTGTTTCAACCTGTCTATACTACGGGCTAGGTTTTCTATTATCTAAAACTCTGTCAACTATGAAATCACCATGTAACAATTTATGTAGGTATGTAGAACTCGAAGGCACTCCCACATGTGAAGGCTGCGGGAGGACATATGATGACCTTACTAACTGGATATCTTTAAACAAGGACCAGAAGAAACAGGTTATCATGCGATGTAAAGCTAATCTGAAAAAACTAGCAAAAATTTGAGTTAGGTCCCCACGTCATAGCCAGTAGCCCGGGGGGGGATAAGGTGCCTTTTCTGTGACAGATAGTCAATCTGTTTTACATTTACACAGAGTTATCCTGTTTGCTATTCAGTACCATGTCCAAGTAACCCTGTTTCTGCTACATAACACCCCATGCCCTAGCTAGCTAAAAGACCTATTAGCTATCTATGTCTTAAACCTGTGCAAGATATCAGCAACAGGCGTGCCAATCCTTACCAATCTATCTATCTCTGCGCGTTTATGCACTTCTGCCACACTACTTTTTAAACTAGCGATTAACTCACTATCACTCAATGTTGATTCCATAACCTCATGCTGTGATTTGCTACCATCTAACTTGTTGTTTTTACGCAACATGTTGTTTCTACGCAACATCTCATTATATTCCTTGTTTGTAAATGGTTCTTTGGGTTCACCCGCTATCTGCTCGGCTTCCCTGTCACTGATATTTTCATCATAAATGATGCGCTTGGTTTTACCCTTGATGTTTGTAGAGTAGCCACCGAACTGCTTAATATATCCTTTTGTTTCTAATTGTTTTATCTGTCTATTAATCGCACTTTGATTCACGCCCAGGTCATTCGCTAACCTGGCCTGTGATACATAAGTAAATCCCGCCTTATTACAATAACTAGCCAACAAGCAAAGTATCTTCAAGCCAGTCAATGTTAAGTCTTTGGCTAACACAGCACGCAGAGGAACAACGCAAAACTTCCTCTGGTCGGGTTGCATAACCTTTTCTTTTATCTTGGGTGGTTTTGGTAGTTTGTATTCCATCTCAATATTATACCACTTCCCAGTGTTTACCTGGCCTTCAGCCAATGTAACAAACTAATTGCAAAATAATTGTTGATATATCCTGACGATTTCGTTTATAATACATCTATCAGTTAAGCAACACACATTTTTAACCATTTAGGAGATACAAATGAAAACATTAGAGCAAATACTAACAACAGAAGAGCTAGCAACACGCAAACAGTTTTTCAATCTAATCAATAGTGTTAGTCCAGACTTTCGCGAAGAGATATTCTTTGACCAACTCAATGATGAGATTCGCACAATCTTAAATAAAGTTAAGATCGTTCGCGCAATGGATGTTAAGGGTTTACATAAATATCGTAACTTCAATGTCAAAACTGGTTACTTTGGTCTAGTAGAGAAAATCATATTAGATGACAAACATTTCATCAGTTTTGCAAACCATGAGCCAGAGATCTGGTATCAATCTGAGAGTGGCGGATCATGCCCTCTAGAGTTACACAATAAATCAAAGGCGGTGGCTTAACAGCCCCGCTTTATTCATAACCATTTAGGAGATATATTATGACAACAGATTTACAACAACACGTGCAACACATAGCAGAACAATTAACCAACGGCTTTGATCCAGAGCTTGAGGGCGTTGATGGTGAATTTAATGCTTTTGACTACCTTGAAGGTGTCCTTGATATTAACTGGATACTTAACTCTGACAGATCACTTAGAGGTGCTGAGTTATTAGTTGCCTTCGGTGGTCCTAATATCTACGTCAACACAGTCACCCAAACAGTAAAAGGATACTGGGGCGGTGATTCAGCAGCAACAACATTCCAAGATAATGTTGACCTGGAAGAAGCAATCAAGACTTGGTATAACTGTTAAACAGTCACGCTGACGAGCTTTGAAGTAAGCGAAACACCCGCGAGGGTGTCCGTGACATAACAACCATTAAGGAACCTATTATGCAAATAATTACCTACCTACGCGTCAGCTCAGAAGAGCAGAAGCAAAGCGGCTTGGGTATTGATGCCCAACGCTCTTTATGTATGCAGCATATAAAAGCAAATGATGCCGACTTTGTGGCCGAGTTTGTGGAATATGAAAGCGGACGCAAGACAGCATTTGAAGACCGCCCAGAGCTTCACAGGGCTTTAAATCTCCTGGACAGTCTCAAAGATTGCCAGTTGCTTGTTGCCAGGACTGACCGCTTAGCGCGTGATCTTCACTTTATTGCGGGATTACTCAAGCGCAACGTTCAGCTGGTCGTTGCTGGTCATAAAGAAATGAGCAAATTAGAGTGGCACATGCACGCCATGATCGCAGAGCATGAAGCCGATCTAATATCAACACGGACCAAGCAAGCATTAGCGGAAGCCAAAGCGCGCGGTGTGGTCCTCGGCTGTCCACGCGACAAGATCGAGACAGCGCAGAAGCTTGGCGGTCAAGCCACGAAGAAGAAAGCTCAAGTCTATCGTGACAAACTGAGACCAATCATCAACAGACTAATTAAAGACCCTGATTGTAAGCGTAAAAGCTTACGCAATCGCGGTAAGGTCTCACACAAACGCATCGCAGAGCGTCTTAACGAGATGGGCATTAAAACAGCCCGAGGTAAACCATTCACAGACGCACACATTTACAACTATTTCACACAGGAAGGGATCCGCGCATGAAGAACACACTTCACACCGCAGAGGGCAAACTCACGCCCGATGATATGCTGTCAGGCTCACAGGTCTGCGCAGTACTTAACAAAAACCCATACAGCACGCCTAACGATGTGCTAAAAAGGGCATTCAATGCAGTCAGTGGGATTGAAAACGAATTTAACCCAATCGAAAACGCGCATTGGGGTTCAACATTCGAGGTGCCAATCCTCAATCATTCAGCCCAGAAGCTTGGGCTAGGAAATCCGAAGACGGCTTTTGGACGTGCCTACCATCATAAAGATGTACCGCTTGCGGTGTCTCTCGATGGTATGCTCAAGGGTGATGGTCGAGAAATCAAAACTGACCCATCTCAAAACATCTATGTTATGAATGCAGACAGTATCAAACTAGAAGGTGAAGGCATATTAGAATCTAAACTAACAAGCCATGAACCTGAGATTGATCTGCCTGACTATCGAGGTGTTATTCAATTACAAGCACAGATGGATACAGTTCAAAGTGATACAGGTAAACCAGTCCGTTGGGGTGCAGTATGTGTCTTGTATAAGGGCGTGCAACTCAGAATCTTTCTCTATAAACGAGATGAGATTTTGATTCGTCAAATACATGAAGCTGCAATTGACTTTGACAGACGCGTTAACAAGTATCGTGAGAATGAGGAAACAGAGTGGTATCCTATTACCTCAACCAAAGAAGCATCACTGATGTATGACGATGTGACTGAGGAAACCATTGATTTAAATACAGAATTAGCTGATAAAGCTGAACGTGTTATTGAGATCGAACAAGACATCAAGTCATTAACCCAGGAGCTTGAGACGTATCAAGCACAGATCATGGCCAACATGCGTGATTACAAGCATGCCAATGCGGGTAACTATCACATCACATGGGGTAGTATCAACTATAAGGCTGTACCTGAAAAGGTAATACCCGCTAAGCCGGCTAGAACTGTGCGTGTTAAGAAGCTTCGCATAACTAAGGTGAAATAACATGGATAATTTTGGATATGAAAGTGCTGACTTTTGGCACTGGCAACAACAGTTAGAACAAATGGAAGAGGAAGAAGCAAAGATTGCGACTGACGATTTCTTTTTTAAAGGCATTGTGGACACGCGCGTGAAGTCAAAAGCACGTCGTAAAGCAATAATGAAAATCTATTTTGGAGACCGTAATGGAACAACAGAAAACTTTGGGGATTGCTAAGGCGTTTGTCGAAGCACAGAAAGAGTTTGCCCCAGCTCTTAAAACATCTACTAACCCACACTTTAAGTCAAGATATGTAGACTTAGCCGGGTGTGTAGAAGCTGTCATTGATGCACTCAACTCACATGGTATTGCATTGATACAGAAAACACATGACTGTGAATCAGGTGTAAAGGTAGAGACAATCTTTATGCATGAGACAGGTGAGCAGATTTCAGGTGGTGTGATACATGTGCCGGCTGATCGTCAGAATGCTCAAGGTCATGGCTCTGCATTAACTTATGCTAGACGTTATAGCTTGATGGCCGCATGTGGTATTGCTCCTGAAGATGATGACGGTAATGCTGCATCGAAGGCACCAGCTTCCAAACCACCGGAAATGGTTTCCGCCATAAAAAAGCAATAACCCTCAATCTTCCTGGCAAGGATCCAATTGAAGTCAAAGACAAAGACGACATGAGGAAACAAATGATAGCCATAGTCGAAAAGATTGGGGGAGCTAACATCAGTACAGATGATAAGGTCAAGAAGATGACACAGTTCTTTGAGTTAAATGAAAAAGGATTAAATCAGTTCGGACCGAACTATGTATTAGATGTGAAGAATAAGATTAACGACATAATCAGAAGCCTACTCGCGTAGGCTCCTGGCTATATGTACATTACTTGTTGCAAACGTACATTGTTACTTCAAAGCCAAAGCGCATTTCTGTTGCTGATGGTTTTGTCCACATAATAGTTCTCCTTATTAAATGAGATATTATTATGAATGTAATACATGTAATACGCATCAGTAAAAACATGAAAGAAGGATAGTCAATATGGAATACACAGGAAACGCACCAAAGTTTGATGTGACTGAGTTAGGCATGGCTAACACACCTAACACAGAAAGTTTTACTAAGAACCTATTGCAAGGTATATTATTCCAAGCAGTCTATGATGCATTATCTAAAGGTGTTGCTACATCACTTCGAGGTGATGCATTAGAGTGGTTGGCTGATGAGGATAATGAAATCTTGCAATTATGTTTAAGTGTCTGTAATATAGATCATGAGCATTTATTATTACGGGTGAGTAAACAAGGATGGAATTTAGATTTATAGTTATTGATGAGTTCGGTGAATCAATCCGCGCATTCTATGACAGGGATGACGCGGAGAGGTTCGCTAAAACTCGTAAAGATTTTACCATTGAGGAGATCCCGCATGAAGAAATACCTGAAGAAACAAAACTTACTTATCAAGATATGCATGATATGTATGGTGATGCCCCTTTTTAGTTACGCATGTGAGACCTATTTTGTGTATGATGCTGACGGAAAGCTGTTACGCTGCATGAAATGTGGTCAAGTTGTCACTTGTAGTTGATTAAATAATGTGCAAATGCCTCTAGGACTGCATATAAAGCCCGTGGTGAGGTTTTTAGGGTTTCTTAATACATTTTGATGTTGAGAATCAAATTAGAAGCTATTTTATAGTATCAAAATCATAATAGTAAGCAATACTGATATCGGATTCAGCCCAATCAATCCTTCTCTCTATATGTAAACGATAATTTGCCATATTCTCTACATACTCCCGGAGTCTTCCATCCATCTCAGCAATATCTTCTATCGTCCATGATGGATTCTCTCTAAGTTTTCTAAAATTATCACGCAGTGATGCAGCTACATATTGCTTTCTTTCTTTTAATG